TTTATCTCCTGTAAATGGTGGTATACCTTCATCCATTAAATCAGCAGAACTTCTAAATGGTATTCTTTCTAAATTGTTTAAATCTGGTCCAACTTCTACACCTATTGTTTCAAACATTCTAACTGTTATATCATATATTCTTTTTGTCTTACCTTGTGATGTTCCATTCTGTGAACCAGCATTTAATCTCATAGTTTGTAGTAAAGATGTGTAAGCTAAACCTACTTTAACATTAGTTGAAGAACGATCTAATGTAATACTACCAGAGCTTACAGTTTTATCTGGATGCGTTGCACCATCTGCTAGTATAGAAACTGTTTGTCCTTCAAGGTGATCTAATCCTGTTATGGTACTTGCAGCACTACCACTATAACTTAATGCACTATCTAAAAAATTAAATGATGTGTTATCTGTTTGATCAAAATCAAATACATTTAATATTTCTACAAATCTTCTAGTAGCACCATTGATTGTTCTTTTAACAATTACATAAACTTGATATTCAGTATCGTCAGTTGGAATAACCGCAACACTTTCACATACTGATTTACCTTCATCAGTTTTTGCTAATCTAGTAGAATCATCTAAAGATGTAATAGTTAAAAATCCTGTAGATAATGGTGATGTCTCTGTAATTGTAACTACATTACTATTAACTGTTGCTGTAAAATTAGAATCAGTATCTATTAATGTTTTTAAGTTTGTAGCTGTTTGATTATTACTAGATGTAGTATGAAATTTTCCAGCAGTAGCAGATGTAGCGGATGTAAATGTTGTAGTCGTACCATCTGCTTTTGTTAAAACTATTCTTGTACCATTTGCTATATTTGCAAAATCAGTAACTGTGATTGTAGCATTACCAAATCTGCCACCAAAAATATGTCTATGCCAAGCTGTTACTTGTTGTTCTCTTTGATATGTTAATCCAACTAACTCACCATCACCTCTAACTCCATAAACAATTTGATTAGGTTCTTGTTGATATGCTATTTGTGTTAAACCACCTTCACTAATGTGTTCGGCAAGAATAGTCATATCGGGAGCAATGTAACCATCTACATCAAAGTTATAAGCTAGTTCTCTAATTTTTCTTTTAGCTCTTTGTAAAAATAATGTTGCGTTACCTACAGCTATAGCATCTACATTTGCAGAACCATGATTAGATTGTTTTTTAATTAATATGTTTGTAGGTGTAACTGCACTATCTGTACCACCACCACTTACTGTAAATTCACCACCGGCTGTGCCAATAATTAAAGTTCTTGTTGCTGTCATAAATCTAATAGCATTAACTTGGTTAGATGCGATTGTATAAATGATTGCATCATCATCAGCTATTGTTCCACCAATGTTTGCATCCATGTTTTCATAATCACCAGACTTTGAAAAAAATATTGTTTGCGGTTGATTAGTTGTTCCGGCAAATACTAATCGTTGTTCAAAAAAGGTTACACAAGAAGGATGACCTGTAGTGTCAGAAAAAGCTCCTAGTTGCCAATTAGCTGTAGCATTTGCATTATCTAAAGCTGTTAAAATTTCTATAGTTGCATTAGTTGTATTTGTAACAGCAGTTATCTTTGCATAACCATCATTTAAAAAAACAAATCTACCAAC